GCGCTGGACGACGCCGCCCGGCGGGCCGCGGGCGTGCGGGTGCGCGCCTACCAGGGCCGGATCCGGGACCTCACCGCCACCAAGCATCTGCCGCGCAAGCCGGCCCGCGAGCAGATCGGCGCAGCGCGCTGACCCAGTCTTCCGGCCGCCGGGCGCGGCCGGGTGAACCACGGGCCCGCCAGGAGCGGGCCACCCCTCAGGCCGGCCAGGAGTCGGCCACCGACGCGCCCCAGGAGGGCACGATGCGACGCTCCACCCTGACCCGTACCGGCTGGGCCCACCCCTACGGCCACGCCCCTTTCTCCCCGTTCCTCTACGCGGACGGAGGGGACGGCGGCGGCTCCGGTTCCACCGGCGACGGCGGCACTGACTCCGGCGCGACGGACACCGAGCCGTCCGGCGGCGGCACCGAACAGGACGGCACCGGGGAGAAGCCCAAGCCGGGCCCCGCAAAGGGCGCCGCGGGCGGCGACCAGGCCGCCGAGATCGCCCGGCTGACGAAGGAACTCGCCGACACCCGCAAGGAGGTCGGCAAGGCCCGCACCACCGCGAAGGAGACCGCCGCCAAGGAGGCGGAGGCCGCCCTGGTGCAGCGCCTCGGCAAGGCCCTCGGCCTCGTCCAGGACGAGACGGACACCCCGCCGGACCCCGCCGAGCTGACCCGCCAGATCGAGAAGGCCACGTCCGCGCACCGCGACGCGACCGTCGAACTCGCGGTGTGGAAGGGCGCCGCCGCCCACGGGGCGGACCCCGGTGCGCTCACCGACTCCCGCGCGTTCATGGCCGCGCTCGGCGAACTCGACCCGGCCGCCGCCGACTTCGACAAGCAGGTCGGCGAGGCGATCAAGACCGCCGTGACCGCCAACCCCAAGCTCGCCGCCGCCCCCACCCGCACCGACTCCGGCAGCACGGACTTCAACGGCTCCAAGGGCGACAAGCCCACCAACCCCGACAGCGTCCAGGCCCAGCGCGAGGCGTACCGCAAGGGCCGGCGCTGACCATTCGATAGGAGGCCTCCGTGGCCAACACGTTTCTCACCCCCAGCATGATCGCCTCCCGGGCCCTCGCCACCCTGTACGAGAACACCGTCATGGCGCAGCTCGTCCACCGCGACTACGAGGCGGACTTTCAGGGCCGGCAGGGCGACACCATCACCGTCCGCAAGCCCGCTGTGTTCACCGCCACCGAGTTCAACCGGTCGACCGGCATCGTGCCGCAGAACATCATCGAGTCCGGCGTCCCGGTGACCCTCAACCACATGCCGGACGTGTCGGTCGCGGTCACCACCGAGCAGCTCACCCTGAACATCAACGACTTCGGCACCCAGGTGCTGGACCCGATGATGATGGCGATCGCCCAGAAGATCGATCGGGACCTGCTCGCCCTGCGCGCCGACGTCGTCCAGAGCATCGGCCAGACCTCGCCGAACGCCGACGGCGAGAACTACCAGGGCTACAACGGCACCTACCCGTGGTCGGACTCCCGCGTCCTCATCCAGGCCGGCGAGGTGCTCGACACCAAGGACGTCCCGGAGGAGGACCGGCGCGTCGTCGTCGGCCCGCGCACCAAGGCCCGCTGGATGGCCGAACGGATCTGGCGCGCCGCGAACCAGCGGGGCAGCACGGTCGGCCTGGAGCGCGCCCAGTTCGGCGCGCAGGCCAGCGGCTTCGACCCGTACATGACCCAGAACATCGCGGGCCCGGCCGGGTCGCCGACCACCGGCCAGCCCACCACCGAGGTCGACCTGGCGTTCCACAAGACCGCGTTCGCCCTGGTCACCCGCACCCTGGAGGTTCCGCCGGGTGCGCAGGACGCCGCGATCCTCGACTTCGAGGGCTTCGCGCTGCGCGTCGTCTACGCCTACGACATCAAGTACAAGCAGACCACCGTCAGCGTCGACTGCCTGTATGGCACCAAGACCCTCGACCCGAACCGCGCCGTCCTCATCCAGGGCCCGCTCGCGCCGTGACCGAACAGGAGCCCCTGGTGAACTTCGCGTACTGGAACCAGAACACCGGTCAGATCGCCCGGTCCGACGAGCCGAATCCGCGGCTCGAACTCCTCGACAACTGGCACCCGATCGACCCGGCCGTGGCCGATGAGGACGCCCCGAAGCCGCCCCTTGGTGGTGGGGTGTTCCGGCCCGTCGAGCTGCCGTACATCCCGCCGCCGCCCGCGCCCGCCGCGGTCCCGGCCAGGGAGGGCGAGCAGACGCCCGCCGAGCTGCCCAACAAGTCCGCCAGCAAGACCGACTGGGTGACCTACGCCGTCAACTGCGGCATGGCGCAGGCCGACGCCGAGGCGCTCACCCGCGACCAGCTCGCCGAGCGCTTCACCGCGATGAAGGAGACCAGCTGATGCCCCGCGCCGACATCTCCGCCATCCAGCCGGTCACCACGGCCGGCCTCAGCCCGACCTTCGACAACGCCAACGCCGCCGGCCTGGCGTTCGCCAACAACGGGCGCCGGATCCTGCGCGTCACCAACACCTCCGGCTCCGCGGTGACCGTGACGGTCAACATCCCCGGCACGCTGGACGGTGTCGCGGCGGCCAACGGCGGCAAGCAGATCGCCGTCCCGGCGACCACCGGCGACGTCACGATCGGCCCGTTCCCTGCGGGCACCTACAACCAGGCCGACGGCAAGGTGTACGCCGATTTCTCGGCCGTGACCAACGTCAAGGTCGCCGTCCTGGAGGTCCAGCCGGCATGACCCGCACGTACGCCACCGCCTCGGACTACACGGCGTACAGCGGCCAGCCAGCCACCTCCGACACCGACCGCCTCCTCACCAGGGCATCGAAGTTCCTCGACTCCCACGTGCTCCTCGCCTGCTGGTACGCGGCGGACAGCGCCGGCATGCCCACCGACCCGGTCGTGCAGGCTGCGTTCCGGGACGCTGCCTGCGCGCAGGTCGAGTGGTGGGTCGAGCTGGGGGACTCCACCGGCGCGGCCGGCGCTGGCTGGGGCACGGTGGAGATCGGGTCCGCCAAGCTCGGCCGGTCGGTGACGGCCGTCAGCGGCGCTGACGCCCCGTCACGACAGGTCGCGCCGGACGCCTGGAGCGCACTCAGGTCCCCGGACCTGACTCCGGACAGGTTCCTCCTCGGCATGGTGGTGAGCTGACGTGGGGTCCCTGCCGCGGTGGCTGATGCGCCACCAGATCACGGTCGAGCCGTACCTGGGGAACTCGGCCTACGGCCCGCGGTACGGGCCGGCCACCGAGGTGCCCTGCTTCCTCGACGAGCAGGTCCGCATGGTGCGCTCCACGACCGGCGACGAGACAGTCAGCACCAGCACCGCCTACTGCCCGCTCACCACCGCCGCCCCGGCCAAGAGCCGGGTGACGCTCCCTGACGGCCGTCAGACGACCGTCATCGCCGCGCTGCGCCGCGACGGCCAGGGCCTAGCCACACCGGATCACCTCGAAGTCCAGCTGACGTAGGGGGTGGTGGCCGTGGCTCAGGCCCGTTTGCGGCTCGACCTCAGCGGGGCACTGGTCCAGATCCGGCGCGCGGCAGCACACGGTCTGGAGCTGGGCATGGAACACGTCCTCGCCGAGGCCAAGAAGGTCGTTCCGCTGGACGAGGGCACGCTGGAGCGTTCCGGCCGGGCCCGGGTGGACGCCACCCGCCTCCAGGGCATCGTCAGTTTCAGCACGCCGTACGCGGTGCGGCAGCACGAGGAGCTGACGTACCGCCACGCCCCCGGCCGGCAGGCCAAGTACCTGGAGCAGCCGTTCAACACCAACCGCGAGGTGGTGGTGGCGCTGATCGCCGCGCAGATCCGCCGCGCACTCGCAGGGGGCGACGGTGGCTGACCTCCTCGACGGCATGGCCCGCTACCTGGCCGCCCTCGGCCTGCTCACCTACGACCCCGACGGCATCGCCGGCGACTGCTTCATCGACCTGATGCCGCCCGTCCCGGACGAGGTCGTCGTCCTCGGCTCGTACGGACTGGGCGAGCCGGACCCGCTCAACGCCGACGACGAGTCCGGGCTGCAAGTTCGCTGCCGCGGCCCGGCGGCGGGCGACCCGCGCCCGTCCCGCGCCCGCGCGCTCGCGGTGTACTCCGCGCTGCACGGCCTGACCGACACCGTCCTGCCCGACGGCACCGACCTGCTGCTCGCGGTCGCCCAGCAGACCCCGTCGCCGCTCGGCCAGGACACCAGCGGCCGGCACGAGCACGTCATCAACTTTCGTATTCACACGGTCAATCCGACCGCGAACCGCAGTTAGGAGGTGGCCGGGATGACGGCTACCAAGATCGCCGCCAGGGGATACGTCTTCCAGATCGGCGTCGGGGCGGTCCCGACGTGGACCAACATCGGCGGCCTCACGTCGTTCAGCGTCAACCCGGGCGACCACGACGCCCACGTCGACAGCACCGATTTCGACTCCGACGGCGAGTACGAGGAGACCGTGCTCCAGCGCGGCGCCTCCATCAAGCTGGAGGGCCGCCGCAAGATCGACAAGGCGACCGGTGCGGTCGACGCCGGGCAGGCCGCTGTCGACGCTCTCGCGCAGGGCCTGGCCGAGGACAGCATCGGCCTGATCCGCTACCGCCACAGCACCGAGACCAAGTGGCGCGTCTGGAACTGCACCGCCAAGTCGAGTGAACTCGGCGGCGGCACCAACGACCTGGGGAAGTGGGGGGCGGAGATCCACCGCTGCGGCGCGGAGACCCTGGTGGCCGCCCCGTGACCGCTGAACTGGACTACGCCGACGACGAGTTCGACGAGGACGACGACCTCTACGACGACGCCGACGCCCCGGACGACTACACCGACGCCGACGCCTTCTTCGCCGCCGAGATCTCCCCGGTCGAACCGGCCGTCCTGCGCCTGTACGACCGCACCTACACCCTCCCGACCAGCGTCCCGCTGGCGTTCACCCTGCTGTCGGAACGCCACGCCGCGCACGAGGACCTGGAGTCGATCCGCACCGTCCTCACGCCGGTGTTCGGCGCGGATGCGCTCGACCACTGGCTCGACCAGGGCATGAACGCACGGCAGTTCTCGATCATCCTGATCTGGGCCACCCAGAACATGGACCGCCCCGGGTCCTGCACCATGGCGCAGGCCGCCGCCCGCTACGACCAGCAGCAGGCCCAGGGAAAAGCCGCGCCGCCGAACAGGGCGGCGAGGCGGCACGGTTCTGGCGGGCCGTCCTCACGCGGTGGCCGCTCCTCGAAGCGGATTTGAGCCGCGAGTACCACCTGTCCCCGCGGCAGATCGCGGCCATGTCCACGCGGGAGTTCATGGTCAAGGTCGGCGGCCTGTCCGAGCACGCCCGCTGGCCCCGCGCCTACGCGGCAATCCCGCTCATCGCCGACACTCCCGCCGCTGTGGCCTCGGTCCTCGGCTCGTACTACGGCCCGACGGCCGACTCATCACCCGGCGGTGACCCGCCCGAGTAACAGACGGGCGGTGATGGCCGGTGAACGTCGGCGAGCTGACGGCCACGTTCGACGTCGAGGTCGACGGGGCGGGATTCGTTCGCGCCGAGGCCGCGATGGAGGGCCTGCGCCGCGGAGCGGACGGCCGCCTGCGCGACCTCCGCGGCCGGTTCGTCTCGGAGAGCCGACTCCTTGCCGACGCCCTGCGCGACGGCATCGAGACCGGCACCGCGGCCGTCGAGGAGGCCACCAGTGCGGCCGGCGCCGAACTCGCGGACGGGCTCGGCGAGGGCGGCGAGGAGGCGTCGCGCCGCCTGCTGTCCAGCCTGACCGACGCCGAACTCGCGGTTGAGGGATTCACCCGGTCGTCCAACGGCCGGATCCGTGACCTGCGGGGCCGGTTCGTCGCCGAGTCGGCGACCATCGCCGACGCCCTGCGCGCCGGCGTCGAGGCGGGCACTCAGGCCGCCGAGGACGCCGCGGGCGACGCCGACATCGACATCGACGTCAACGTCGATTCGACGGACGCCGAGGCCGGGATCGGCGAGGTCGAGACCAGCCTGGCCGAGCTGCGCCGGCAGGCTGCCGAGACCGCCACGTCCGTCCGACGGGACCTGAACGCCGCGTTGCGGCGCCTGCCGACCGTCCGGATCGACGCTGACTCGACCCCGCTGGACGAGCAGCTGGTGCGCGTCCGGCACCAGCTGCGCGACCTCGCGGCGGAGCGGGTCGGCATCACCGTCACCACCGAGGAGGCGTCCCGCCGGCTCGCCGCGCTGACGGCCGAGTTGGAGACGCTGTCCCGCGAGCACCCGAGCCCCTCGGTCAACCTGGGGGTCCGGCAGGCGACCGAGCAGATCGTCGAGCTGCGGGTGCGCCTGGCCGAGCTGTCCGGCGAGACGGTCGACATCCGGGTCAACACGGAGACGGCACGGGCCCGGGCGGAGCTCGCGGAGATCGGCGAGGAGGCCCGGCACAGCGGTGACGACGGGGGGCGGCTCGGCCGGATCCTGTCGCAGGTCGGTGATGCGGCCGGGCCGATCGGCTCGGTGGCGGGCCGGATCTCGCTGGTTGCCGGTGCGGTCGGCGGCGCGCTGCCGTTGGTGGCGGGCTTGTCGGCGGCGCTGGTCAGCATCCTGCCTGCTGCGGGGGTGGCTGCGACCGGGCTGCTGATGGTGGCGTCGGCCGGCGCCGCGATCAAGATCGGGTCGTCCGGGATCGGTGCCGCGATCAAGGCCGCTTTCGCCGACGCCCCTGCGGCGACCGGCGCGGCGGCGTCCGGCGCGAACCAGTACGCCTCCGCGCAGCGGGCCGTCAAGGATGCCGCAGAGCAGGCCGCGTACGCCAACGAGCAGGCGGCGCGCCGGGTTTCGGACGCCGAGCGGAACCTGGCGGACGCCCAGCGCGCCTCGCTCCAGGTCCAGCAGGCCCTCGACGACGCCCGACGGCAGGCCGCCCAGGACTTGGAGGACCTGAACAACAAGCTGATCGATGCCGGCCTGTCCGAGCGCGACGCGGTGCTGCGCGTCCAGGAGGCGCAGGACGCGCTGACCGCGGCGACGGCCGACGGCTCGACCGCGACGGCCCGTCAGCGCGAGCAGGCGCAGCTCGCCCTGGACCAGGCCCGCCAGCGGCTGGTGGAGCAGGGCATCGCCTACCGGCGGCTCCAGCAGGAGGCGCAGCAGGCCAACGCTGCCGGGGTCGAGGGCTCGGCGCGGGTCGTGCAGGCGCAGGACCGGATCGTCCAGGCGCAGCGTCAGGTCCAGGACCAGACGCGGGCGTTGCAGGACGCGCAGGTTCAGCAGTCCCGGACGGCGGCGCAGGGCGCAGAGCAGGTTCAGCGCGCGATCGAGGCGCTGCACCAGGCGGGCGCCGGGGCGGCGGCGGGCGGGGTGGATCCGCTGGCCGCCGCGATGGCGAAGCTCAGCCCGAACGCGCGCGAGTTCGTGGCGGAGTTGATCCGGCTCAAGCCGGCGCTCAGCGACCTCAAGTGGGATGTCCAGCAGACCCTGTTCCAGGGCTTCGCGGGGTCCCTTCGTTTCGGCGCAGAAACGATTCTGCCGGTGCTGCACACCGCGCTGGTCGGCTCGGCGCAGCAGCTCAACGTCATGGGCCGCGCGGCCATCGCCACGGCCGGCGAGATGGCCGAGAACGGCACGCTCGGCCGGGCGTTCGCGTCGGCGAACAAGGGCCTCGCCGGCCTGACGAAGTTGCCGTCGGTGTTCGTCCAGGCCGTCTCGCAGATCGGCGCGGCGGCCGGGCCGGCGTTCGAGCGGTTCGGTGCGGCGGCGAACAGCGGCCTGGAGCGGCTGTCGCAGAAGATGACCGCCGCGTTCAACTCGGGGGGCATGCAGCGGGCGATCGACACCGCGATCGACCTGCTCGGCCAACTCGGCGACGCCGCAGGGAACTTCGGACGGTTCTTCGGTGAGGTGCTCGGCGCGACGCAGCAGAGTGGCGGCGGGTTCATCCACACCCTCGTCGTCATCTCGGACGCGCTGGCCAAGGCCTTCGCCGAACCCGCGATCCAGGCCGGGTTGCAGGCGCTGTTCCGGGTGACGGCGGCGGTCGCCACGACCGCGGCTCCGCTGCTGATCTCCGCGCTGCGGGTGATCGGCCCGGTGCTGGCCGCGCTCGGCCCGCCGGTGCAGGTGCTGCTGGACGCTCTGGGCTCGCAGGGGCTCCAGCCGATCATCAGCGCGCTGGGCCCGGTGCTGCTGGCGGCGGCTCAGGCGGTCGGTCAGCTCGTCCTCGCGGCGACTCCGCTGCTCGGGCTGATCGGCTCGCTGGTCAGTCTGGCGCTGCCGGCGTTGACGCCCCTTCTCGCTGGTGCAGAAACGATTTTTCGCCAGCTCGCGCCGGTCGTCGCCGCTGTGGCGACCGCCCTGATGGGGCTGCTGGGTCCGATCCTGGTCCAACTGCCCACGCTGATCGAGCCGTTCGTCACAGTCTTGACCACTTTGACCGGTGTGCTCCTGCCGGTCCTGACCGACCTGCTCACTCAGCTCCCGCTCGCCCAGCTCGGCCAGAGCTTCGCCGACGTGGCGGTCGCCCTGGCCCCGCTCCTCGCGCAGGTCGCGGTGCTCGTCGGTCAGTGGCTCAAGATCATGTTGCCGCTGCTGACCCCGATCATCACCGCGGTCGTCCAGCTCGCGGCCGTGTTCGGAGGGGTCCTGGCGGAAGCCCTCCAGCGGATCGTGGTCCCCGCCCTCCAGATGGTCACCCAACTCCTCAGCGGCGACTTCTCCGGCGCGCTGCGCTCCGGCCGGGACCTCCTCGTCGGGATCGGCCAGACCGTGCTGGACGTGTTCACCGAGCTGCCGCGGCAGATCGCCCGCGTCCTCGCCGACCTCGCCTCGGCCGCGTTCGACGGCGGCAAGGGCGTGATCTCCAGCCTGATCGACGGCATGCGGTCGATGGGCGGCAAGGCGATCGACGCCGTCAAGGGCATCGTCTCCGACATCAGCGAATTCTTCCCGCACAGCCCCGCCAGGGTCGGACCGTTCTCCGGCCGGGGCTACCCGCTGTACTCCGGCCAGGCCATCTCCGCCGCCCTGGCAGAGGGCATCACCTCCGGCCAGAGCCGGGTCCGGCAGGCCACCGCCTCCCTCATGGGCACCGCCCAGGGCGGCCTCGGCCTCGGCCAACTCGCCGCACCCGGCGGCGCGACGGCCGGCACCGGCACCGGGTCCGGGTTCCACATCGAGCACTACTACGAGGCCGAACAGGGCGACGCCCGGCGCACCGCCGCCGAGCTCGCGTTCATGGCCCGCGGCAGGGGGTGACCGTGGCGGGCGAACTCGTCGTCGGGCCGGGCCTGATCCAGTGGGGCACCCTCCTCCTCGGCCGCAACCAGGCGGCCGGGGCGGTCACCCCTTACCGGTGGAAGAAGGTGGACGGCTGGCAGACCACACCGGCCCAGGACTCCGGGACCGTCAAGCGATCGCAGCAGTACGGCGGTTGGCCCGGCCGGCTGATGCCGCAGACCCGCATCATCACCCTCAAGGACCTGGTGGTGCGCACCGGGCGGGGGCGGATGGGCGCCGCGATCGCCGCGCTGGAGGACGCATGCCAGCTCGGCCAGGACGCCGAGCAGCCCCTGGTCATCCAGCTCGACGAGCGGGGCCCGCTGCTGGTCTTCGCCCGGCTCATCGCGCTGGACGTCCCCGTGTCGTCCACCTGGCAGCTCGGCTGGGCCGAGGGCGGCCAGATCATGTGGGAGGCCACCGACCCGCGCCGCTACGACCTGGCCGAGCAGGTCGCCACGACTCCGCTCCCGTCGTCGGAGGCCGGTCTCGCCTGGGGCTCCCCGGTGGAGACCGGCCTGGCGTGGGGCAGCCCCGTGGAGACCGGACTCCAGTGGGGCACCGCCGGGTCCACCGGCAACCTGACCTGCCTCAACGCAGGGCGGGCGGAGACCCATCCGGTCATCCAGATCACCGGCCCGTGCATCACCCCGAGCATCACCCTCGTCGGCACGCCGCTGGTCCTGGAGTACGGCCTCACCCTCGGCGCGGGCGACCAGTTGGTCATCGACTGCTGGGCCGGGACGGTCACCCTCGGCGGCCAGGACCGCCTGCCCACCGTCACCGCCCGCTCCGTGCCCGAGGCATCGCTGACCCTGCCGCCTGGCACCACGTCCGTCCTCGCGTTCCGCAGCAGCGACGCCGTGCCTGACCCCGCCGCCAGCTGCACCGTCCGCTGGCGCTCCGCCTACTGGTAACCGGGAGGAACCCCAGCATGACCACCACAGCCGCGTGGCTCCTCAACCCGGGCCAGACCCGCCAGATGACCCGGCAGGCGCCGGTCACCCCGATGACGCCGATCGACGCGATGACCTCGCGTAGCGGCGTCATCCCCGGCGGCACCCCATTCGCATTGACCGGGTCCGGCATGACCGGCTCGGTCGCGGTCGGCCGGGCCTACGTGCAGGGCAGCACCGCACAGGGCGCGTACCCGGTGGCGATCACCGCCGCCGAACCGATCACCGTCGCCAACGGCCACGCCACCCTCCCGAGGATCGACAGCCTCTTCCTCGTGGTCTACGACCAGCTGTTCGACACCTCCGGCCAGACCCTCGCCGCCGTCGTCTACGTCCAGGGCACCGCCGCCTCCACACCCGCCGCACCGCCCGCGCCCACCACCACCAACGCAGCGCTGCGCCTGTGGGACATTGCCGTCGCGGCTGGGGCCTCAGCGGGTTCCCCGATCGACTGGAACACCGCGCTGACGGACCGTCGGCTCTACACCGTCGCGGCCGGCGGCATCGCCCCCGCAGCGGCTGCCGGCGCCTACTCCGGGCAGTACAGGGACTCCGGCACGGGCACGGGCCTGGAGCGCTACAACGGGTCGGCGTGGGAGCAGCGCCTGTACCTGGGCACCAGCGGCCGGCTGGTGATCGGCAACGACGCCAGCCTGTACCGCGATTCCGCGAACACCCTGCGCACGCCCGGCAACCTCGTGGTCGACGGGATCGGCGGCAGGCAGTTCGCTCGGGTGGCGGCCGACCAGTCCGTCACCAACTCGACCACGCTGGTGGACGCCACCGGCATGAGCTTCAGCGTGGTCTCCGGCGGCGTGTACGTGGTCCGCGGCCTCCTCGGCGGCACCGGCAGCACCACCGGCGATGTGAAAATCGGGTTCGCCGCACCGGCCGGATCGACCCTGAGCTGGACGCCGAACATGCAGCCCGCTGCCGCCACCGCGACCGTCGGTTCAGTCATCACCGACCGCTCCACCCTCGCGCAGACCCAGACCCTCGGCACAATCGGCGCCGCCGCCATCATGACCGCCCGGATCGACGGCCTCCTCGTCGCCGGCGCCACCGGGACGTTCAAGCTCCAGTTCGCCCAGGGCGCAGCGGACGCCGGTACCGCCTCGATCCTGAAAGCCGATTCGTACCTCCTGGTCGAGCGGGTGGCGTGACGTGGCAGTCACCTACCAGCTGCGCCTCGCCGACCTGGTGACGGATCGTCCGCTCGGCCGGATCCCAGTGCAGGACACCACCTGGGACGACTACATCGGAAAAACCGGCAGCCTGTCGTGCACCGCCCCCGTACCGACCGCCAAGTTCGCGCAGGAGCTGCGCGAGAGCCTCCAGCCCGGCCGCACCATGGCCTACCTGGAGCAGACCACCACGTTCGGCAGCGCGATCGTGTGGGGCGGGCCGATCTGGACGCGGACGCCGACCCGCGACGACCGCGGCTTCATCACCTGCCCCATCCAGGGAGCGGGGCTGGAGTCGTACTACCGGCTCCACCGGCAGCTCAGGGTCGACAAGTCCTACTCGGGCGTCGACCAGCTGGCGATCGCCCGCGACCTGATCGCCTACGCCGCGTCCCTGCCGGGTGGGGACCTGCGCCTGGAAGTCGACACCACCCAACTCTCCGGGGTGCTCCGCGACCGCAACTACAGCCGCTACGACCTGCCGTACGTCGGACAGCTCATCGACCAACTCGCCGCCGTCGACGGCGGATTCGAGTGGCGCATCCAGTGCTACTCGGATCAGGCCGGCGTCACCCACCGCGCGCTCCGCTTCGGCTACCCGAAACTCGTGGCCGGCAGCCACGACCTGATCCTGTCGAGCCCGGGCCCGGTGCGCGCCTACAGCCTGCCGGAGGACGGCACCGCGCAGGCCAACACCTGGCAGTCCCGCGGCGCGAGCGTGAACTCCAACCAGGCGTCCGCCAGCGTGCCGCTGATGTCCGCCGAGCTCACCACCCCGGCGGACATCGCCGCCGGCTGGCCCCGCCTCGACGGCTCCTCGGACTACTCGACCGTGGTCGAGCAGGCCACCCTCGACCAGCACGCCGCCGCGGACCTCGCCCGGTCGCTGCGGCCGGTCGCCATCCCGTCGGTGACCGTCCTCACCGAGCGCATCACCCCGCCACAGCTCGGCGCGTACGTGATGCTCCGGATCCACGACGACTGGTGGTACGAGGGCCTACAGGCCCGCTACCGCATCGTCGGGCTACGCGGCACCCCGGCGCAGCGCGGCCGGCCCGACCTCACCCAGCTCTACCTGGAGGCCGCCTGATGCCGCCGAATGTCCCGCTGGACATCCTCGACCAGCTCGCCGCGCTCCAGGCGCAGGTCCGCGACCTTCAGGGCCGGGTGGCGATCCGGCCCGCGCTGAACACCATCTCTGGCGGCGGGGTGACGATCAATCAGGGCGGCACGCTGTCCGTGGTCACGCCGGGCGGCCAGACGGTGCTGTACGTCGGCGCGATCGGACCGGCTCACCCGGACGGGACGCCGCAGTACGGCACCGTGCTCCGCCGCGAGGACGGCTCACCGGCGCTGGCGATCTGGGACGCGGCCGGCGCGTCGCCTCAGCCGCTGGCGATCTGGGACCGTGCGGGGAACACGATTCTCGCGGACGACCGGGTGGCCGGGCAGGGCCTCGCCCGGCCCTACGTGAGCACCGACGCGTGGTTCGGCGTGACCGAGGTTCCCGCGTTCACCACCACGAGCACCACGTTCACCACGCTCCAGCACATGGTCTGGTACAAGCAGCACCCGCGGATCGAGGCGAACTTCCTGGTGCGCTGCTCGGACGCCACCACGTCCGGACAGATCCAGCTGATCGACGACAGCAGCAACGTTGTCGCCGGACCGGTGAACGTGGCGGCCGGCGCGTACTACTGGGACGCGGTCACCGGCATCGTTGCCGGCGCGCACGAGTCCCGGTTCAACCTGCACTGGCAGGCGCGGGTCAACGCGGGCAGCACCGGCAACATCGGCGTCAAGGGGCTGTCGACCTTCGGCATCCAGTCCTAGTGCTGGGCGTAGGGGTCGGTCGTCGCACCGTTCGACGGCGGCGGTGCCATCGACGGGTACGGACCGTTGTCCGCCGTCCCCGAGCCGCCGTTGTTCTGGCCGGCGGTCGCGGCCGGGGGCTGTGGGGTGTCGGTGGTCGGTTCGCTGCTC